AGGTGGTGGTTTTTTTTCACCTATAGGACTTTCCAGAAACTTACCCTCCACCCTCCACCCTCCACCTTTTATATTATTTAAATATAAAGTATTAATAAATGAAAATGGAGTGTTATCGTGAGCTTTCGTTTGTCATTCCCCGCATTTTCTCGTAAATTCAAGCGTAAAAATAACAAATACTTTTTTCCTCAAGTAATTATAAAATGGAAAAATGCCGTCATAATGTATCCTACGGAACTAAATACGATAAGTTCAACTGTTCCTATTGTATTCAGTTTCCCGCTTTTATTCAACCTACTGGACCTACGGGGCCTACTGGACCTACTGGATCTACTGGACCTACGGGGCCTACTCAGACTTCTTGATGTAATAATGCTGGGTTTGTAGCGAATGTCCCATTTTCTCGTAAATTCAAGCGTAAAAATAACAAATACTTTTTTCCTCAAGTAATTATAAAATGAAGATTATGTTAATTTCTATGATACGCAATGAGGGTCGCAACGTTGAACGATGTTACAAGGCTGTAGAGAGTATAGTGGATGCCTACTGTGTATGCGATACTGGAAGCACTGATAATACTGTTGAAGTAGTTCAAGAAATTTTACAAGGAAAGGAACACAAGGTATTTGATAATACTTGGGTAAATTTTGGAAAGAATCGGTCTCTATCTTTTCTTGAAGCGAAACGGTATGCTAAATCTTTGAAATGGAACTTAAAAAATAGTTATGGTCTTTTGCTTGATGCTGATATGATATTTAATGATACATCATTACGCGATTGGCTTAGTAATTCAAATAAAGATGAAGGCTATTTTATTACGCAGGTAAAGAAGCACGAGAACTGCGAGTATCCTAACATTCGCCTTGTTCGTCTTGATGTTGACTGGACTTCAATCGGTGTCACTCACGAAGTATGGGTTGTTAAAGATGAAACAACAAAATATAGAGCAATAGACCATACTAAATTTCGCATTGAGAAAGATGTATGTTGGATTGATGACAAGGATGATGGAGGCTATAAAGCGGATAAGTTTGAACGAGATATTAAATTGCTTACCAAATCGCTGGAGGATGAACCAAATAATCCTCGCACGTTTTTCTTTTTAGGTCAAAGTAATATCAATCTAAAAAAGTATGATGAAGCGATAAAATGGTATACAAAACGTATTGAAATGAGTCCAAATATAAAAGAGGATGAAGAAGGATGGTATTCTATGTATTATATTTCAAAATGCTATTTTTCTCTTGGAAAGTTTATTGATATGGAATACTGGGGATTAAAGGCATTTGAAACAAGACCTACTCGCCTTGAACCATTATTTCTTCTCATTCGTTATTTCTGCGATAGAGGAATGCTATTCAAAGCATTTGAGTATGCTTATAAAGGAGTTCAAATTCCGTATCCTAAAAATGACGTTATCTTTATTGAGAAGGATATTTATACCGACATCATTAAAGTAGCAAGTCATCTCAAGGGAACTCTTACAAATCTGCTCACTGCTACACCACCTCAATCTTAATTTGTATCTAATAAAAACTCTGTTTGAACATTGATTGTAAATCCCGTATCTAATGATGCATCTATTAAACTTGGGTCACCATTTGCTACATACAATACAATTTGAACATTATTTCCGCTTCCACCGACATTAAAATTATTGTTATTCATTACAGATGATAAGTTAAACGTATCTTCTAAAATAAAGTTGAAAGCGTATGATGTTATTGGGCTTGTTCCGGCCTGTATTGCTGACAACGAAGGAGGGCACAACGATGTATTTATTATAAATGGACTTGATTGATTGAATGTATTGGAATATACAGTTGTTGTTCCTCCAAACACCGGCACTTTTATGGCCGGATATACGAGCATACACGCCGGAAGTATTCCTCCTGTTGAACCGGTGCTCAATACTCCAGAGAACTGTATCTTAGATTGAAGCAGATATTGAGAATAATCCGTTATAAATAAACGCCAATTCAATGAATTATTTGTTACATCCGCATAAGAAACTGGGTTTTGCCCCCACTGAGATACAAGATTAAATGGAGTTCCTGACACATAAGGACCAGCGGAATTATATTGAGGACAACTGCTTACAGTATCCGGAATATGAAACTGGGAAGCGGTTAATAAAGCGTTTGAATTTGTTATCGGTGAACCACTTGAAAGAAATGAATAGTATGATAGAGGACAATTTACATTAATATCGTATAAATTTGTTTCTCCATAAGAATATAATCCATTTGTAATCAAATTAGAGCTTAAATTACCAGCATTTAAATTTCCGGAATAATCAACATCTGTAGAAGATATTGTTCCAGATACTGATAACGTAGAAAGACTCAATGTGCCTATATTCGTTAGATTATATCCATTCGCATTCAGGTCAGTTCCAAGGACAACATTTTGAAATGTAGAAGTTCCAGATGATATGATGGAACCGCTTAATGCTATATTACTTGGAATAGTAATCGTTCCGGCCGTATTTCGTAATAATGGGGTATTACAAGAAGTTGTAAAATTTCCTGTTACTGATTGTATAGAATTTATATTCAAATTACTTGGCAAAGAAGCAATTACAGACCCAGTTGAATTTGAAAAAACAATACCATTTGTTGCACTTATTAATGTATTCGTTCCTGTAATCTCGGTTACACCATTATTAATGATTGTTACTGCTCCGGAAGTTGCAGTAACATTAATACCAGTTCCAGATGAAATACTTGTTACACCAGTATTCTGTATAGTTGTGCTTCCTGATGTTGTGGAAACACTTAACCCTGAACCGGTTGAACCTATTGATAGAATACCAGTATTAGCAATTTGCACTGACCCAGTAGTTCCGGATAAACTAATTCCAGACCCTGTAGTTCCAGCTGAAGTATGTATATTTGTTACTCCGGAATTGCCGATTGTTACCGCTCCAGTTCCCGAACTTACAGTGATACCTGTTCCAGCAACTGCGGATGTTACTCCGGTGTTATTAATTGTTGGAGAATTTGTTGTTCCGGTCAATGAAATAGCAGTGCCGGATGTTAATGAAATAACACCTGATACAGAACCACCTCCTGAACCACTACCACCCTTAAATGGTGTCAATTGATTTACCGACCAATTGTATGTCCCAGTTGTTGCTGTTCCACTTTGATAAATAATAATCTGACCGGACGTATTACTTGAACTTCCAGAGGTAAATGAGAATATTGTAGTTCCTCCAGTTAAAGGATTGTTTGTGCTATTAACTACCACGTTATTTGCTGTTTTTGTTTGGTCTAAATAAAACGGCCAAGAATTCGCTGGAGCTGAAGAAAGCGCAGAACTATTAATTTCAAGCATATACACACCTTCTGCTAATCCTGATGGAAGAGTGTAAAGAAGATGTGTTCCTCCTGAACTATTAAGAGCAAATGTTCCGCTACTAATTAATGTAGATGGAAGAACACCTGAACTTCCTCCACCTGAACTAACGCCATTAATGGCATTATAGATAGAGTTCGTAATCAATACACCACTCATTTAATTATAGTGAATATTTTAAATGATACGAGCTTCGTGCTTTGAGATATAATATGCGGGAACTTCCGTATGAATACAATACCAATTGTGGTGTGTTTTATCACTTTCCGCAATCATTTTTTTAATCAATGTTTGCTTTAATCCTAATTTATCCACCAATAAATATTCAAGAGCTTGAGGAGTAGCATATTTCGGAAATATTACAAAATGAGTAGCCTCATTAATAATTAATGATGTTTTACGACCATCACTATTCTTATGAGTAGCGAAAATAAGCGAAATATTAGGTTGTCTTCCTAATGCTACAATATCATCCAATAAATGAAATACTGCTTTTTCTTCATCTCCTTTGAACGTATCTACATCGTCCGCGATTATCAAAGAATTCATAACCTCATTCAAATCTGTTATTGGGTCTTCAATTAGTTCTCCAACATCCAATCTCTTACAAGGTAGTTTATCCAATACAGGGTCGTGTCCTTTCTTTGAAATCAAACCTATTTTACCTCTACACTCCTCAAGATAGTTCTCAGCAATTTGAGAACTAATAGAACTTTTACCTGCTCCGGACTTAGCGTAAATATAGTAACAAGCTCTTTTATCTCTGCGTGGGTAAATTTCAAACTCACTATCAGCCGGTAATCTTACAATTTGGGTTTTATCATTTTCAAATTCTTCTTTATTTTGAGGTTTATCTTCTACAAGATATTCAATATCACGAGGAAGCTCACCTCCTCCTAAACTATGGTCCTCGTGATAGTATAAAAGTTTTCCATCCGCTTTACCACCTCTTACAATAGCAATAGGAAAGGCATTCTTATTACGACCTTTAATGAAAGACAAAAAACTCATTTGTATATTACTGATATTTTATTGTGAGGTTTTTTACGAAAGATGTTTAAGGAAGGAAAAATGGCTTTGGAGGATAGAACTTTAGTTTTTCTAACTCCTTATAAGCGTGTTTATTAAGGATTGCTTGAAGTTCTTTGCTTAGTTTATCAATCGCATCTACATTGCGGGGTTCTGCCTCAATCTTTTTTAAAGAATGAAAAATCTGGTCTTCATCTTTTAGTAAATCTTTTAATTGACTAATGCCTCCAAGACGACTTGGCAAATGTTTTAATTCAAATTCAAATCTTGCTTTTGGAAGATGTTTGGAATGTTCAACAACTAAAACTAATGTGTCCAAGTCGCTAATAATACTGTATAACAAACCCAAATCACTATTAAAATAAGGTATAAGGGGTTTTGCTGGATTTAGCTTTTTGAGGAAACGAAGTAGCGAAAATTGACGCTTTGATGCTTTGAAAGGTTTTGATAAACTATAATAGTTAAATATAGCTTCTCTTAGCATATACGGAATATTTGGTTGTCCAAATGCATTCAGTTGCGAGTTCTTGTATAATAATTCATAAATAAGAGATGCTTCTATAAAGCGGTTATTATCTACAAGAATAATTGCATCAAGTTTAGCAATTGTCGGTTGACCCAATGCTTCCGCAAGTGTAATCTTACGGCCTCTGTATACTTTCTTACCGGCTTTAATTTCATCTATAGTCCAACGAACAATGTTGAAACGTAACTTATCTTTTGCTAATAAAAATTGTTCTGCCGTTGGTTTATCAACGAGCAATTCAAGGGCGGACTTACACTCATCTTCTGATATTACTCCATCCTTATAAAGTTCCTCAACTTTCGCTCTGCTTTCTTTTGCCGAATATCCTAAAATCTTTTTCTTATGAATATGGGATTCCTTAGGAATTACTACCCAATCTTCAATACTTCCAGCTTTGATATCGGTTACGTAAGTCAGTGGGATAGATAAGAGGTTCTTTATTATTTGTTTGAAGCGTTTACTTGCGTTTCGCAGAGCATCCTCCCTTGAATTTCCCTCTATTTTTGTTCGTTCGTAGCAATCTACATCTGCGGAATATCTCATTTCTCGTAAAGAACCTGAACCTACTATCATTACATCAAATCCCTTTGAGAATGAAGCGGTTTCAATAAATCTCACAACCTCAGGGGGATAATTCTGAGGATATTCCTTGGTAGTCATTTATATTGTTATTAGAATTAAAGTTCAACAGGAATACGCACTCGTCTTCCGTCTCGGCGAACATATTTATAAGCTATACGTTTGGACGGTGCATTCACTGGATTTATTGGTTTAAATTCATCAATTTCAGGCAAGTTTTGGTCTGTTTCAATAATAGTCGGTCTAATCTTTGGAGCTAATCTGGCCAACTTCTTGTAATACTTACTCGCTTGTGACCGGACAGAACGCTGAAATGCTGAACGCTGTTTAGAAGACAAATCAGAACGGGAGAGTAATGCTCTCATTACTCGCGAGATTGTATCCATTAATGAAATTGTAATAATGTATTGTTTCTCTGTATCACCTGTAACACCAGCTCGTAATGCTCCAGTTGTTGGTTCTACAAGATTATCAAGCACAGATTCTACATCACGAAATAGATACTGTAATTGGCGAGTAGAGAGTTTATTTCCGTCTTTAAGAAGCAGTTGTAATACTTGGTTTCCGGCTTCAATCGTATCCGTCGTGAATAGTCCGGCACTAATTGTGTCAAGCATAATAGTTAGTAAACGTTCAACTTCAAGCGATAATGTTTTTGAAGGACTTACAGAAGTTATGCTTTGTCTTTGTGGAGTCTCACGATGAGATAACTTACGATAATCATCCGCTCGTTTCTCCAATATTTTTGGTAAAAGTCTTCGTGCTTCTGGAGACTGAATATCACCTCCTCTTGCTATTACTTGCGGATATAAACGAGAACGAGGATGAACAATAGACCGTTGAACTGCTACTTTTTGTTCCTCTTCCTGAACATCCCGCCTATATTTGTCAGTATTGATAGGGGTATATATACCAACACTTGCACCCCCAAAATAGCTTGGTTTTGTTTTTGCGTATATACGATTGTATGCTTCCTCAAATTGACTGGGAAACTCAATGTTCGTCCGCAATAACGCCATTTGTGATTAGGCAAGATTTTAAGTTTAGATAAGCTGATGTTCTTTGATATATCTTGAAGCTTCCGGAAGTGACATTCCGTGCTCTTTCATAAGTTTACGAACTAAAATGTTACGAGCAGATGGTTTGCGTTTTCCCTCACCTTCCGCATCTGCGTGTCCCCGATGCTTACGGTGTGCTCCACCGGAGTGTGCTCCACCGGAGTGTGCTCCCTCTCCTCGGTGCTTACGACGGCCACCGGATCCCTCTGCGCCTTCATAAGCCGGACGAAGCATTCCCTTTCCATCACCCTCAAAATACTCTTCATCAGCAAGGTCCCCACCAGCACCAGAGCTAAATCCTAACTCGTGGTGAGATAAACGAGAATGCAAACGACGACGAGGACGACCTAATCCCACCGCTTCAAGCCCAGACTTCACCAAATTTCCCCCAGGCAATACACCAAGCAAAGGCTTCCCCAGCGGGTCAAAAACCGTCTTAAATCCAGACTTAAAATCATCCCAAAAACCATCACCCGCATTTTTATGACGACGACCGGATGCAGTATGCGTTGCCGAATGGTATTTTCTATGCTTACTTCCTTCTCCAAAGAATGCCTCGGCCATCTTTTAATATTAGCATAGATAAAAAATATAATTGTCGGTATAAAATATTGTGATATATTAAATGCGTGGGGGAATTCAACCGCCGGAACAAGATTTTTTTAAATCAGCTCAGGCAAGTTATAGTAATAAGCCACAACCCACAATTGATGGATTCACTCTTGTTGTGTCTACACCAACTCTTAAAGTATATCAAAAAGATAAAACACTTTTAGTTGCTGTTCGTGGAACAAAATTGACAGATAAAAATGACCTTGTAGCGGATGCTCGGCTACCTTTGAATTTACTAAACCATAGCACAAGATATAAGCGGGATAAGGAAACATTTGATAAAGTTATTAAACATTTTCCACCGCAAGATTACGAATATTATTTATCCGGTCATTCTTTAGGTGGGGCAGTAGATAATCAACTCAAATATGATTATCCTTTTATTAAAAATGCGGTAGAGTATAATCCAGCATTTCAACCAAAAGATTTCTTATATTCGCAAGGACCGGACATTAAACGTCTTTATACTGATAAGGATGCATTATATAATTTGGGTGGCAAATTGTTTACTAATAAACACGTAATTCCGGCTACAAATTCAATTGGAAATTCTTATATTGATTCAATCAGCGGACACATTCTTTCAAATTTTGCAAGTCTTTATAATAATAGTTCCGGTGGTGCTAAACCAAGAGAAAGTCATCCGCTGGGTAAGATTTGGGGAAGTTATAAAGATGGAAGCGTAATTTTCAAAGATAAAAAGGGTTACTACATTCTTCGTTGGCTTAAAACAAAAAATATTGAAGTAAAAAGACATCTAAAAGGATTAAAAAAATGGTTAGATAGTTATTTCATTAAAAGAGGAGAGGGAGACGGTAGTAAAAATGCAGGATTTATTAAAATGTTGTATGCAAAGCGAGTTCTAAAACGTAAACCAGAAGATTATAAAACACGCGATAAGAAAGCGCCAAATGAATTTCTAATTGATAAAATTAGCAAACCTTCTACCCATTTACAGAAAAAGTTTGAAGTTGCGAAACCTCTCAACCGACCTTTTAAGAAGGGCGAACGAGATAATTTGAGTGCTAATCAACTTACAGAACTACGCCGTTTGGAGCGTGAGCGTAAGCATAAAAGCTTAGCAAAAAAAGAAGGTGTTAGTTTGGAGGAGTATTATCAAAAACATCCAAAAGTAAAGCGATAAATTATTAGGATTTACAGGAACCCATTTACACAGATTACAGGAACCCATTTACACAGATTACAGGAACCCATTTACACAGATTACAGGAACCCATTTACACAGATTACAGGAACCCATTTACACAGATTACAGGAACCCATTTACACAAATTACAGGAACCCATTTACAGGAACCCATTTACACAGATTACAGGAACCCATTTACACAGATTACAGGAACCCATTTACACAGATTACAGGAACCCATTTACACAGATTACAGGAACCCATTTACAGGAACCCATTTACACAGATTACAGGAACCCATTTACAGGAACCCATTTACACAAATTACAGGAACCCATTTACACAGATTACAGGAACTAAAGGATTTAGTTTATCTACGGGGATGTAAGTATAAGTATTTAGTTCTGCTCGGCCCCTGTCAAACCGGCCTCCGATGTGGGATGGAAAAGTCTCAAATAATTCTTTATTGTATTGAATGTAATAGATTCCGTCAGTAAATTTGAATACGAAGTAATAATTCTTATTCGTATCTTTATTTCCTTCAGCAATTCTGACCTTTGAGTAAGGAATCATAGTTGTTGGATATTTATCTTTTGTGTTAGTCCGAGTCTTTAGTTCAACAAATACAGTGTTGGCTTTATTAATATAGTCAAATGGGCTAAAATTATCAGGATTTCTGTAAAGTGTAGGGTCAATAGTTCGGATAGTAGATAATAGTTCTTCCTCACTGATAATTCCAAATTTGTAATCGTCGGCGAAGTTTCTCATTTATTTTTACATCGGTAAAAAAATCAATAAAAAAACGCAGTATTAACTCTTAACAGCGTCCTGAACTGCCTGTTTAATATCTTCTACAACTTTTTTAACTGCGGTATCCTGCTTCAGTTGAGAAACGTCAGCATAAAGTTGCTGTAAATCCTTTGAAAGAACCTCAACTTTCTTTTCAACTGCGACAATACGAGAACAACTTATCCCCATTTTATTATATAGTAAAGATAAATGATTTGTATATTGTTTATATTTAGCGCCGTCATATATCTGATATACTGGAAGACTCAGATTCATCAGAACTGGTTGCGTTCTGTATCATTGATTTAATCCAACGATAATCATAGTCAGGGAGCAACCTCCCCCGAGAGTTACGAACAGACCCAGACGGCGGATTAACTGCACGTACCACCTCTATCCACCACCGTTCCGAATCTACATACAAAATACGCCAGTAACGACCAGATAAGGAAAGCTCACGATAACACTCCATTTTCATTTATTAATACTTTATATTTAAATAATATAAAAGGTGGAGGGTGGAGGGTGGAGGGTAAGTTTCTGGAAAGTCCTATAGGTGAAAAAAAACCACCACCTATACGTAGTGGTTTTTATATATATAGAAAGGTTTCCAGAAACTTACCCTCCACCTACCACCCTCCACCTTTTATATTATTTAAATATAAAGTATTAAACCAACTTTATACCAAGTCGAACTTGAAAACATTTACCGTCTTTTTTAATCTTTCCAATTGGTGTACCTAAAGCGGTAAGGACTCGTCCAACCCGATTGGATTTTTCTGTAACACCTTGTTCAATGAGATAATCGTTGATTTCTGATGATAATACCTTATCATCTGGGTTCTTAGTAATTACGTATTTCTTGGAAAGAATAGCGTAATAATCGAACTCTTCTAAAGGCATAATTTCATCCTTTCCTTGAAGCATACACTCTGGAGTTTTTGGTTCTGCGAAGTTAATTGCCCTCCACTTTTCGTATTCTTCAACGAGTAGCCAGAAAAATGCATCTCCGTAATCAGGGTTTGAGTAAAGAGTTGCGAGAGTGGAATCTTTTTTCTTATGTAGTGGAGTGGTTGGTTCATCAACATACGAATATGACCAATTACAAACCTCCAAACGACCACGTATTTCCTCACTCATTGGATTAATACGAGGCATATCATTGGCAAATATAAATAGGGTTGATTTATTTATAATGCTTGTATCGTTTTGATACAATTTGCGAACACGTATTTCATCACCACCACTGACAATCGTTTTTAACATATTTCCTTCGATACAAATTTTCGATTTATCATTATCCGGAACTCTGATTTCGCTTGAGAACGCAAGTCTTGAATAACAAATATCCGCAATCCAACTCATTTCTCGAGATGACTCACCTCCTTCAAATCTTGTAAGAAGCGAATTTCCATTAAATGCTGAACATAGGTCTCCAAACGCCGTCTTTGCTAATAGTGTGGTCATTCCCTTACCCGAATTCATAAATCCAATTCCAACAACTGCCTTCTTACGAGTATAATCACCTATTAAAGCTCTCATTATATTATGAAGCAGAATATTGGAATCATCGATATTTACAAAGGGGTCAATAAATGATTTATTACGAATAAAATCAATCTTGGATTGGTCACGAATTGGAAATTTGCGAGGCATTGCGCAGTGAAATACAATGTTTGGGTCGAATCCTTCTGTAAATTGTCCGGTTTTAAAATCGTATATTCCATCCACAAATAATATCTTACCAAAATCGCTATGAATACGACTGCGAAAATATCCATTCTGAATTGGTAGAACTGATGGAAGTTTAATAATTAAATTCTTAGTATTTTTTACGCTTCCAGAATAATTATAGATTTTAATACCGTTAGGACTCATTTGTTTGAATACAATGTCTGAATTTGATACAATGCGTTCAAGGATTTCAGTCTTTGAACTCCAAATTCCAGTTCGTTCATCAAATACCCATATAATTCCACTATCGTAAACAATCAGATTACCCATTCGCTTTGCAAACTCTCGAGCAGAATATAAATCATCGATAATAATATTGGAGGGTACCAGTTCAGAATTATTATCATTTTTCAAATACTTTGTAGTAAGAGGTTTAATATGAAGTTTAATTGAATAGCCAGTTTGTTCAAATATACTTTTTTCAAGAATAGGTAATAATTCTGAGGGAAATGCGGATTCATCTTTTAATTTACGAACCAGTCCACCATCGTGTATGAATACATCCAGAGAACGATTATATTTTAAAAGAGCCTTTTCAAGAGCTAAAAGACACTTGCGTTCTTCAGTTTGAAGAATATCGGCTAAAGCCTTTCCATAATGATTTGGCTTACGTTCCAAAAATTTTAGATGATTTTTATTCAGTTCCCAATTATTTTTCATAATTAAATGAAGTTCTGATTTAAGGTCATTTGCAAAAAAACGTGGTAATCCGTCTGTATAAGTACTCCCAAAAAATAGAGCAATAATACGGTCTTTTGCTTCCCATCTTTCAATTTGAAGAACATCGCAAATTTCATTTAATAATTCTTCTCGATTTTGAACATAGTACTGAATAGCGGTTGTTTTCCAGCCGTTTTGTTCAGCATATTGTTGCAAAATAGTCGGTTGAGCATTGACCATATCAATATCCCAATAATACGAAGACGCAAGAGCACCACGAACATTCTTTTCAAATGTTTGAAGCGACTCACCTCTTACCGCACATAAACGACCGAGATAATCATTCTTCAAATGCTTTCCTAATTTATAATAGGTTTGATGTTCATTTTTAATACTGTTTTTTAAATATCGACGTATCTTATCCTTTTCCTCACGAGAGATAAAATCGTCATCAATTAATTGACGAGCAAACTCTATATCAAACACTTCAGTCTTCAATACAGAAATATCAGTTGATACACTCTCGACAATAGTCGTCATTTATTATTATATATAAGAGAATATTTAAATTGATTTTTGAACGACCTCGACGACCGGAGGTTCCGGCAAAGGATTTTTTCTGGGTCTACCTCTGTCCCTATAGGTACCGTTTTTTATCTTTTCCTGCTTCTTACGGTTCCAGTAGTTACGAGACGCACGTAGCATCTGCTCGTAGTGTTTAATTGCTCGTTCTGCTTTAACCTCCATTACTTTATATATAGCAAATATTATTTAAATATTTTATCTGTGGTATATACAAATGAATTCTCTACCCAGCGAGGTTCTTAGTTTGAATCAATCAATTAGTTCTCTGTTAGTTGAGTATGCGAAGATTACGGATTCTGGTTTGAAGGCATCATACAAGGCGGTAATTACAGCCAAGTTATCCGCATTACAGACCGCATTTAATACTTATTTTTCGTCTTTGCAGTCCAGAGCTCAGTAATATTTTTCTAAGTTAAAAATAATGGATAATATCTCCAGCTACGTTAGTTCAGGTATAGCGGGAGGTATTATAGCGGTAGTGTATGTTGTATACAAAATATTCAAGCATTCCGCTTGTAGGTCTAAGTGTTGTGGTCATACGACTGAAATACAGATTGATTTAGAAAAAGGATTGCTTCAAAAAAAGAAACCACTACTAAGTCTTAATTCAAACGATAGTTCCTCTACTAATGTATCCCAAAGCTCTACGGGTTGATTCGTCAAGTTTTGACTTTTCAAGTGCTCTATTTTTGGTTAGTTTTAGAACATCCGGTGACTTCCAGCCGGTTGGTTTACGAATAGTAATTGGCTCAGTCTTATACTGTTCAGGATAATAACTTCCACCAGAAGCAGAGTAATCTTTGCTTAACAAATCGCCAAGAAATGAACCAATTTTGGATATATTTTTTATAACATTTTTGCCTTCTGGAGATATATTTATTTTGCGGGAGGGTTTTGGAGAAGAGTGTGGTTTGAGTAAATTAAGTAAACCGGAACCCGAATACTCAATATCCTTTACATCATCTTTTGAAATGTATGATTCTGGGTCATTCAATACTTCTGGAAATGAATCAGATGATTTTGCGACTTGTATAATTTCTTCATCCGAACCACCTCTTCCCTTTGCCTGTTCATACTGTTTTTTTTGACTTGGAGGAGATTTGCGCTTTTTAGGAGGCGGAGTCCGAGGAGCCGGACTTGGAGGGTATTTTTCTCCTTTGCTATAAGCATCCAAAATCTTACGAAGTTCTTCCTCACTTTCAGTTCTACCCTTTGAACCACCTTTACGTAAGGGCCTTTCTCTGGCGTATAATGCCCTCATTTGTGCTTCCGCTTTTTTTAAAGGTAACGGCTCTATTGAATGCTTGTTACCAGTAGCTTTTGTAACAACCCAATAGAGTTCCTTACGTGGTGCTTTGCGAAGATGATACACCATTTATAATAGTATCACGAAAATCTTTTGCCTCTTCTAATGACCTAAATGACTTATAAACATTCATAAATCTATTCTTAATTATAACTACAAATGTAGGATTAATTTGACGCTTACTTATAATTTGCTTGATATATAATTCATTTAACATATTATTTGTTCTTGGTTTTTTTTCCAAATCTATATTCAATCTATTTTCTCTATGATTTACCCAGCGTAGATTTGATGCGTGATTATTTGTTTTATTTCGGTCAATATGGTCTATTTCAAGTCCTTCTTCCGTAGGAGCAGGTAAAAATAACTCTCCTACAATACGATGAACTCCACATTTACGAGGATTAGAACCTCCTAATCCTATATAACTATATCCTGAACCAGCAATCCAACTTTTTAACTCTCGTAAGGTCTTTTTATTTCGTATTTTTCCATCAATAGAACATTCATAATAATCATCTATACTCAACCACATTTGTTTTACTTATGTAAAAGGTGTTTAAATACGAGATAAAATCTTGTTCTTATATAATGAGTTCAGCTTTAGATTACGATAAACTCAAAACTTATTCCATTAGTGATAAGGATTTTGAGGATGCAATAGGCGTAAAACCATTTTTATATTATCCAGATTTACAGAATGTAAAATCAGTTGATGAATTATTTGATAAGGATGGTCGCTGTGCTATTCTTTTTCTTACGACATCACTTTATCACGGTCATTGGACGTGCTTAATGAAGAGAGGTAGTGTAATAGAATATTTTGACCCGTATGGCGGTTATTCCCCAGATGGTGAACGAAGATGGTTATCTCATAAAGAATTAGTTAATTTACACGAAGACCAACCACTTTTGTCTGAGCTACTGCGAAATAGTAAATATAAAATACTTTATAATCCATTTCCATATCAATCGCATTCGCCTCAAACAAATACTTGTGGAAAACACTGTATTACGAGATTATACTATAAACAATTGAAAGAGCCGGAGTATCGTAAAATGATTAGACAAAGTGGTAAAACTCCAGACCAATTTGTAATTGACCTTGTTTATTCGTTAATTGGTAAGTAATAAATTATCTTGCTATTTTACAAATGAGCCGAGTGCGTATTGTAAATACAGAAGAGGTTAGTAATGAATTAATTTACTATAACCTTGACGTAATCAACTCGTCTCAGGTAGATATTGGAACGGGAAGTGACCCAGCGGTAAAATTTGAAGAAACCCGAAGCACTCCTATTCTTACGGATGCTTCTAAATATAACTTTTCTATTGTTCGCTTTACAATCAATGGAGCAAACAAAGATTTGCCGTTATTCATTCCCATCATAAATAAAAATCAATATAATACATCTGAAGCAGTAATAGTAACTTCATCAAATAATACGTTCAGTGTATCTTACGCTCCAGCCGGTGCAGCGTATACCACTACAACTATTACTTTAACTGCGGGAACGTATACTGCCTCTGGATTTTTATCGCAAGTAAATACTCAACTTGCTTCTTTTGTGGCCGGAACACCGGCCGGACAAACCTATTACCCAACATCAGTTGTTGCTTCTTACCTTCCAAACTCACGAAACATTCAATTTACGGTTACAATGAATACAACATTTTCTATTGTTGGTTCTAATCCGTCATTTGTAGTAGCGTTCGGAAGTGGTGGGCAATTGAATTTGCTTCAACCGGCCTTACCATCTTGGGCTTTGTTTGGTAATCCAGTTACAAATCCGGTGACAAATAACTGGTATGGTCTTATTACACCATCAACTGCATTCTCTGGAACAACTACATCTATTACGAATAGTGCCCCTAATCCAGTGTTGATTCAGCCATATCAAACACCAAATACGCTATATGACACAATTTATTCTATTACAATAGCCGGTCAATACACTCAAGCTGGAACTACATACACAATTACCCCTATTACAAAATACATCACGTGGTATCCTGAAACAACGGATATACCACAACCCCCTTTGAACTCTGATAATACAATCAATCAGCAAATATCTAACAAGTATTGGTGGTGTTATACTTACAAACACTGGGTGGATTGTGTCAACAGAGCTCTTACTGATACTATGACCGCAGTAGCAAGTCAATTAACTACTACAGTTGGAACTACTATTTCTCTCATATCAAATCCGCCGGTCTTGTCCTACAATCCAAATTCTAATCTGTTTAGTATAGCATTTGATAGTTATGGCTTCGGTTGTAATACAAATACATATCTAAACGCTATCGCTACAGCGGTTCAACCAGGATACACTATTGACATTGTCAGTCCAATCAATCAAGACCAGCGACTCTGTAACCAGTCCGGAACTAACGCAAATGAAAACTTCTCACTCTTTTTCAATTCTAACGCAATGGGATTGTTTACAAACTTTAATAATATCTATTATGGGTTGGAAAGTGTAAGCAATAATGGTATGGATAACTTGATTGTTTGCTCTAACGAACAGACATCTCAGTATAATCCTTATGCGTTTAATACAACAAGCGGGACAATTGTTTTAACATCATCCCTAAACTCCGCATATCCGAAGGTATTGTTCGTAATGACACAAGATTATCCTTCTACGAGTTCGCTTTGGTCTCCAATTGCTTCAATTGTATTTTGTTCTACGCTACTTCCTACTCTACCCGAAAATATTTCTGCTCCAGTTATTCTCAACTCAGGAAACAATACAACCCAAAATACATCACTCAATGCCTTTACGCCTATCATTACTGACATAGCATTACCAATGGCAACAGCCGGAGACTATCGCCAGTTCATTTCTTACACTCCAAGCGCAGAGTATCGTCTAACATCGCTTGGAACAAGTCAGGTAGATGTAAGAGAAATGAATATTACTGTTTACTGGAAGCACCGGCTTTCTGGAGAACTCGTCCCACTGACTCTTTTCAACCAGTCCAGCGTATCTCTGAAGGTTTTGTTCCGCCGTCGCGGGGGGGGAAAATAGGTAAAAAATTTAGACGGAATAACACTTTAAAAAAATAATGCCGAACTATTCTAAGGGTAAAGTATATAAAATTTATAGTCCTAATACTGATTTGGTATATATTGGTTCAACAACGTTACCATTATACGACATCTGTCCGTTTTAAGTATAAATTATATCTTGAAAAGAAGAGACGACGTTCTCCAGTGTTTGATATTCTTGAACGAGGAGGTGCTTATATTGAATTGATTGAATTAGCGCCGAGTTCATCCAAAGATGAATTAAATAAAAAGTGTATTGATATAGCTCGTCGTTTGGCCGGACCGGCTGTTGTATCTAAAAACTTTTTTTATCTCTCTAATAATAAATGGCGAGTTCAGCAGACGTAGAGAAAGTTGCTGTATATGATACCCGCATCGTTCAGTCGCGTCCTAAATTTGCCGTTGACAAGGGTGCATTGTCTGTGTCTAACGCTCCGTTTCAAGCATTGTCTCAAACATCATCTCAACACACCTATTCAGTCCAAGTGCCCAGCGAGACCACCTATGTTGACCGTGCGGTAAATTGGTCTGCTCAGGTTGGTGTTGCTATTACGGTTACTGGAACATTTGCGTCCGGTTCAACATACACGATTGGTAATCCTACCTCTACGTCCGGTCAGACCGATGCGTGGTGGGGTTGGGCTGCATTCCCTCTTCAGTCGCTGACATCTACGATTCAGGCAACGATTAACGATACGAACGTTACGATTAACAGCGGTGATGTGTTGAAGGAGGTTTTGCGTTTGGTAGATATTCGTGCTAATACTCTACAGCGCACGACTCCTACAAAGCTGGATACTTTCGCCTCCGCCGTGGATGATTCTCGTTATGTAAATTCTACATACGGCAGTTATGGCGAGGCCGGTGTTATTCAGGAGGAGGCGCCGAACTCATCGTCTTGGACGAGTGGTGACCCTAAGGTTTCTTGGAGTTCAAGCGGTCTTCCTTATGTAGCTTACAATAGTGCAAGCTCATTTGCAGTGTCCGGTAGTGCGTATACTGCGGGAACTTACTGGACTAAGACCGGCGGTGCAAGTGATAGCACTCTAACCTTTAACGCCGATGGTTCTCTAACGCTGGTGGCCGGATCAACTGCTAACGTAACCCAATTTATGGTTTATGTTGCTCCATATTTTACTGAGAAGCTGGTTCTCTCGCCGTTCGTATTTAGCGATGTTAAGGAACGTGATACTGGGCTGTTTGGTATTCAAAACATTCAGTTTACGATGAATATGCGAAACCCTCAGGATTGCCGACTTGTCCGTCAGCGACAGAGTGCCTGTTACTATTCTGGCGGGACGTTAGCTATTGCGGTAACATCTGCTTATAACAGTTCTGCGTTTTCTAACGGTCCATTTTCGGGTTCTAAGCTTGATATGCTGTTCCTGACTCCATCTCTATCTCTACCACTTCCTCCTAAGTCGGTAGTGCCCTATATGGAGTTCCCTCGTTATATTACAACCAGTAACACAAGCATTGCTTCCGGCTCTACAAACGTAACATATTCTACTCAGACGATTACTCTACCGCAGATTCCCGATTTACTGGTTGTGTATGCGAAGCCCAGCACGTATGCTGATAGTACACAGGGTGATTGGTATTTCCCGATTCAGAGTGTGTCTATTCAGTGGGACAACTTTGCGGGTTATATGTCTACTATGTCGCAACAACAGTTATATGAGATGTCGGTTGAGAATGGTCTTTCTCAGGATTACCAGCAGTGGAGTGGTCGTCTTCCGCTGGGTCGTGGGTTTACTCAGGCGTTTTCTGCTACGAGCAACCCTTCAATTGCTCAGGCAGTTGGTGGTCCTCTGATTATTCGCCCAGGCAAGGACTTTGCCCTACAGGAAGGTCAGGCACCGTCACTTGTTGGAAACTATACGATTCAGCTTAACTTGGGTATTGCGAACTTCTCGTCCTCTTCGCAGACCCCGACGCTGTATGTAATGACAATTAACTCTGGCTTCTTTGAGTCAGTCAAGGGGACGTCTCGTGTCGTTAAGGGTATCCTGAATGAGGCAGATATTATCTCTGCTCCGGTATCTTCTATGTCTACACGGGCACAGGTTCAACGAGCAGTAGGTGGAGGATTTATGTCCAATCTGGGACACGCTATCAGCAAGGTTCTTCCACACGTTCCGGCAGTAGCAAAGGCTCTTTCACCACTCGTAAAACCTCACCTTCCATCAGTGATTCAGCACGGCCTAAGCGCCGTTGGTCTTGGCGAAGGAGAGGGTGACGCAATGCCCTCGCATTCCGGAGGTCGTCGCCGTATGCACCACCACAAAATGGCGCACCGATTGATGTAGATTGATTCGTAAAAATGTTGAGGATTTTTTACCAATGTAAAATAAAATGACAGTTCGTAATTATGCAGATGATAAAATTTTAATTGACCGTGCTGTTTCTGATTACGAATATACTGTGCACAAACGTGACCATTGCATCTTAAATATAAGTGACCCAGAAACTGAGGAAACTTATAAGAAAGCTTATAACATTGTTCTTGAGAAGAAGAAGATGGATTTGAAACATTTAGTAAGTGATTTTTGGGATTCGTTGGGCAATGACCTTACGACTTTACAAATGAATATTAGTGACCCTTGGTGGTGTAGCGGAGTTGCGGATGAAAATCTTCCGCTGGAAAAAACTATGTCATTAAGAGATTTCTTTAAAATATTTGATAAATATTTCTATGAGTTTATTGGAAAGCAGTGTTCTATTACTAATCTAATCCGAGAACGAAAAAATTGTTCTGGAGTTTATGAAGACGCTTACACTACTCTTATTAAGTTGAATTGTAAGGACTTAATGTCGGTTTGGTATACACTTGGTAACCTTAAATTATTTCTTGAAAATGAACTGGAATTTTAACTTATTTAGTATCATTCCATAAAATCCGTAGTGATAAACGAGACGGACTATTTTTATCTCCGGCCTGACCTCTTGCTCGTTGAAGATATAAATAACGTTTATTTCCCGCGAGTCCGGCTTCTCTTCCGAGCCGTTCAAGAAATGAATAGATTATAAAATCCCCATATCCGGCTCTCCCAAATCTAATAATTTTGTTAGGCAAATGATACTCTAATTTATGAGTGTCGTCGCTACTAAAATAAAGTTGAGCCGGATTATATTTACCAACAGAATGATATGCAGTTGACCTCGCAATACGTAAATATTCGCTTGGATTAATTCCTTGCTGTTCTAATTGTGTCTTGAATAGTCCAGACGGCGAGGTCATTTATACTATTCAAATAAAATAAAATGATTACCTCCGTAAAAATATTCTATTCAGTAATACAAATGTCGTTGCTGGATAGTGTCCTTGAAAAAGTAAAGCATCAGCGGAATTTGAAAGATGCCTCTATCAAAATATTCAAGCGTAATATTGAACGACTTGCGGATGGTAAAGAGGTGAATGATTTTAAATTCTTAAATAATACAGATAAAGTTAAGAAAATTCTTTCTGTTTATAAACCGCAAACACAAAATAGTATTTTACAATCGGTTAATAGAGTGTTAGAACAAATAGACGAACCAAAGTTATTGGATACTTATCGTAATCTATATTATGAGATTCATACAGATATTCGTGAGAAGCCTACAGATGAAAAGACTGAAGAGCAGGAAACTAACTGGATAGATTGGGAGAGTGTATTGAATAAACAGAAAGAATTGGTTAATAAGGCGATTGAAACAGAGAAGTGGGATGATATACTTAACGCATTTGTATTAATGCTTTATACTGCGAATGAACCACGCCGAAATCAGGATTATTTAGATATGGTAATTATTCGCCGTAGTCAAAATCCTGAAAAATTAAGTAAAGATAAAAATTATTTATTATTGAAATCTAATATAAAAAATAAAGAAGGAAAGTATTATTTTGTATTTAATAAATTCAAGACCGCAAAAACATTTGGTCAGCAAATATTTACAGTTCCAAAAGATATTCAAGAGTTCTTTGATAATTATTACTACAAGTTCTATCAGGCAAAGAAAGGACCTGAAGACAATCTACTTGTAGATAGCGCAGGAAAACCTCTAACTGCGGTTAATTCAATAACTCGCATTCTCAATAGGATATTTGATAAGAAAGTTGGTGCTTCAATGCTCCGTCATATTTACTTAACACATAAATACGGCGATACATACAAGGAGCGAGAAATTATAAGTGAGAAAATGGGACATTCGCTACAAACCCAGCATTATTACATCAAGAAGTCTGAGTAGGCCCCGTAGGTCCAGTAGATCCAGTAGGTCCAGTAAATCCAGTAGGTCCAGTAAATCCAGTAGGTTGAATAAAAGCGGGAAACTGAATACAATAGGAACAGTTGAACTTATCGTATTTAGTTCCGTAGGATACATTATGACGGCATTTTTCCATTTTATAATTACTTGAGGAAAAAAGTATTTGTTATTTTTACGCTTGAATTTACGAGAAAATGCGGGGAATGACAAACGAAAGCTCACGATAACACTCCATTTTCATTTATTAATACTTTATATTTAAATAATATAAAAGGTGGAGGGTGGAGGGTGGAGGGTAAGTTTCTGGAAAGTCCTATAGGTGAAAAAAAACCACCACCT